ATGGTGTGGAAGTAGCATGTGCCGGCGGTGATAATGAAAGGGCATGGCAAAGAATACAGGGTAAGACTACAGCAGGTGCTTATTTTGATGAAGCTACTACTTTACCACAAAGCTTAGTACAGAATATATGTAAAGGTTGTAGGCATGACGGTAGAACATGGCCTAAGTTTATGACCTGTAACCCGGACCATCCATCACATTATATTAAGAAAAGCTATATTGATAAAGCTTCACTTGATAAAAGGGTGTGGTATTTTGGCTTACTGGATAATCCTAGTTTAACCGATGAATACATAGAAGAAGTAAAAGGCTTATATTCAGGTGCTTTATATCAACGGATGATTGAAGGTAAATGGGTACAATCTGAAGGTGTTGTATATTCAGAATTCAACAGGGATAAGCATATATTTACTGACATAAAGAATACTATTAAAGAACATATTGTTGGAATTGACTGGGGATGGGAAAATCCTTTAGCTATGGTTTTAATGGCTGTGGACTATGACGGTAAATATCATATTGTAGATGAAATCTATGAAACACATCAACATGTAGATAGTGGCTTAAAAAAGTTTATGGAACACAGGGGATGGTTTAAACATAAGATTAGCTATGGATATGCTGACACTAACAGACCTGACTTGATACAACAGGCTAACCAACTATTCGGCTTTCCTGTATTAGCTGCTATTAAAGATGTAGTGCCTGGAATAAACTGTGTGCAGACGTTCTTCAAGAAAGATAGGCTAGTAGTGCATAAAACTAAAGTTCCTAATACTATGCGTGAACTGGAAAGTTACTGCTGGAAGGAAAAGACTGGTAAACCTACAGATGAACCGGTTAAAGAAAATGACCATATTTGTGATGCTATCAGATATGTATTATATACCAGGGAACGTGGAAGGGTAAGACTTATTAATGCTAATCCGTTCAGAAAATAAAAAATGGTAATATCCTATTGTAAAATGGTATTATTTATGTTATACTTGAAGTAATAATCACCTGGGATAGTTTAACAAGACGTATTCAAGTGGGGGTTTGGAGGTTACTTTGCTTTCAAAGGGTGATATTTTTCCAACAGCAGAAGATAAACAAAGAATTAAGATACAAACTAAACACGAAGCTTTATTACTTAATACCCACGTTTCAAACTACAAGTTCAGGGCTAATAGTCAAGGCCGGATTGAAAAGGTCGCTATTGACCCTTTAATACCTATCCCACAAACTATATCTGATATATCAGCTGATTTACTACTAGGTGAATTCCCTGGTATAGTTCTACCTGATGCTACACAGGATACATTTAATGACTGGGCTGCTGACAGGGGATTAGGTGTTGATGCTTTAGAAGGTGCTACTTATGTTAGTGCTATAGGTACGATATTTGCAAGACTGTTTAAAGTTGATAATGAAGTGTGGTATAAGCTAACACCAGGGAATAAGGTTATATGGGATGAAAAGCTTAACAAGCTTGATAATGTTAAGTTTGTTGAAAGTGTAAAGAAAGCTAAGAATGGTACTAACTTGATTTATGAAATACAGGAATGGGGTATATCAACAGGTCAGCTAGTTATTGAACATTATTCTGTAAAGACCAGGATTAGTGATAATGAAGTCATAGATACTGTAACAATAGACCCTGATGAAAAGCCTGGTATTGATTTTCTACCTATTGCTAAGTGGCTTAACGTAGGTGTTATGGATGCGGTAAGCGGTAGGTCTGATTATGAAGGTAAAGAACAACTATTCGCTGAAATAGATAACCGTATTGACCAGACTAATGAAGTGCTACAAGAAAATGCTGAACCCTGGAAAGCTGTACCTGTAGGTGTGCTTAATCCTAATGGTCAGTTTAATCGTGCAAGCTACCAGGCTAAGATGTTTGAGAAAAGCAGTGGTGGACAAAGTGATAATGCCGTTGATATAATGACATGGGATGCTTCACTAAATGCCAACTTCACACAGATTGAAACTATGGTAGATATGACTTTCTTCACTGCTAGACTAAGCAATAGTTTAACCGGCAGGGAAAAAGGCGGTGTTAGTGAAAGTGGAAGGGCTTTAAAATGGAAGTCTGTAAGCACTATAGCTATGATGAACAGAAAGAAACGGTATGCTACTGAATTCCTAAAGAAGTTTATAAACTACTGGTCTAGGTTAGAAGGAAAAGAAATTGATAAAAAAGAAGTTAAGATTATATGGCAAGATGGCTTACCTATTGACCAGACAGAAGAAACAGAAACTATTATTGCACAGGTTAATGCAGGGCTTATGTCTAAAGACACTGCTGTACAGAAGCTTCAGGAACTTAGTACAGAAGAAGCGGAAGCAGAAATAAACAAGATACAAGTTGACCTGCAAAATGATGCGGCAATAGAAGCTACTAAGGTAGCACCATTAACGGTATGATAAATGTCAAGTATTGCTTATTTTATGAAAGCCGCAAAGAATGGCTGGGCTGTTACAGGATTAAAGCCGGTAAGCATAAAAGACAAGTTCTTAAAAAAGGGTAGAAATAGATGCCTCAAAATGCTATCTCAAATATACTTTTTAGTACTGTTACAACAGGCACAGAAAAGGCCAGATTTGCGTTTCTTTTACGAAGGTGGCGTAAGAAACTATTTAGTGAAACGGTTCTATCAATGGACAATATCAATGCTAGAAAAACTTTTATCAATAACTGGTTAGCAGAATTGGAAAATATATTTAGTGGTGAAAGTGCAAAGATTAATGTTTTATCAGGGTTCAGTGGATGGGTTAGTGCCGGTGTTGGTGTAACAGGTAGCAGTAGTCAAGAAATGTTTATACAGAACTATAGGGATACAATGCAGGCTTTAAGCGGTAAAGATGTTGTATGGTCAAGGATGCAAAGGAATAGTTTAGCCGGTAGGATTAAAGATACCGGTGTTCAGAAGATGTATAACACTTATGATGCTTACTTAGCAGAAGCCAAAGGGTTAGGACTTACACAATCTGAAACAGTTGAAACTTTTATGAATACTATAGGCAAAACAGTCACTACTTTGAGGGATAGTGCCGGTAGACTTTGGAAACCTGAAAACTATGCCAGGATGTATTCTAACACTAGAAGCAGTCAAATGTATGATGAAATATTTCAAGATGAACTGGTAGCTATAGGTAGTGATATTGTTCAGGTTAGTGACCATAATACTACTACACCTATCTGCCAGTTGTTTGAAGGTAAAGTATATAGCTTAACTGGTGACACACCTGGTTATCCTGTACTACCACAAAGGCCGCCTTTCCACCCTAACTGTAAACACGTTCTTACAAGCAGACCTAAAATGAAAGGTAGTCAAGCAAGAAAGATTAACTTTAAACAGAATAAACAGTTAGTTGCTAAGAAAAAGAAATGGCCTGATAGTGCTAATAATACTATAAAAAAACAGACGGACTGGAACTTAGAAAACAGGCCGCCTAAAGGAATAAAATAATGGCAAATAAAACAGTTAACTTTAGAAAAGCTGAAAACGGCTTTATAATTAGGGTTTCCGAAGAAGTGCAGAATAAAAAAGGATTTATTGATTATAAAGAAAAAGAATATGTGGCAGAAAAAGCCCTGAAAGCACAAGAAATCATAAAAAGGGAAACTGGTAAAGTTAAATAGGTTTATAATTTGAAATGCGATATGCTATCAAATATAATAGATAAGGGCGAATAACTATTATGAATAAACAAACTATTGAATATTTAATAAGATATTTAGGAGGTCATTCAAATGGATGATAATAATACAAATACTATTCAAAGTACAGATACTAATGTAAATCAGCCAAAGATGTTTACTCAGGCCGAAAAAGATAAAGAAATAGCCATGATAATCAATAGGGAACGTGAAAAAGTTTCTGATTATGATGACATTAAAACAAAGGTTGAAACCTTAGAGGCCGAGAAAAAAGAGCGTTCACTGGCAGATGCTTCGGATTTAGAAAAAGCAAATATTCAGATTGAAGAACTAACAAGAACAAATGCATCTTTAACAGGTCAGGTTAGTGAGTTTGCAAAACATAAAACTAGAAACTTAGTTTTAGGTGATGCTAAGTATAACGCACTACCCAGGGTTTATAAAGATAGTGTCTTGTTATCTGATAGTACTGAAGATGTGCAACAGTCTGCTGAAAAGATATTATCTGAATATCAAGCGGATACAGGTAAGAAAATAGAAAGTACATTTGGTATTCCACCAAAACAAGATACTACTATTTCCACACCTGATACTGTTATAAAAAATCCTGAAGGGTTAGCGTCTGCACTGAAAGATAGAGTTCAATCAATAATAAAAAATTCAGGTAGAGGATAAATTATGGCTAGCAATTATGTAGATGTTGCAACGCAAGCGGCTATTATAGCAACTGCGTTCGATAATATGTCAGTTAAGCCTTTACGGCCTAACTATGTATTTGATAACTTGGCAAAAGAAAAGGTATGGAACTTACCTACTATGCCAAACAAGGGTGATGCAGTTCAGTTCACCCGTCTTGGTGCTTTAAGTGCTAATACAGCGGCTTTAGATGTTACTGCTGCTGCTGGTACTGGATCGCAAAAGAATTCCTATGTGCGTGTAGCGGTAGGTTTGGAAGCTTATGGTGACCATTCAATACTAGATACATTTGTACTAGGTAATGAAAGTTTTGTAGATGCAGTTTCAGATATGGCCTTTTTGTTACAAGATCAGGGAATGAATTCTGTAAACTTACTAGCTAGAGACGCTATTGACTTGAACCAGTATTCAAACACTGTATCAGGTACGCTTTCTAGTACGTATCATTACTATGCTTCTAATGCAACTGCTTCAAGCATGGGGCCGTTAAAAGCTGTAGATGTAAGAAAAATAGTAGCTGACCTTAAAG